GTGTTTGCAGTTACATTGGTATTAGCTGATACCCTTGCTTCTGTGTAATATAAGTTAGACGTACCCTCTGCAATGTCGTCTGAATCTAAAACAACCACACCTGTATCTCCATTGACTGATGTAACCGCATCGGTAGGGTGTGTAAGACTTTCCCAACCCTCATTTTTTCTTACATAAGAATCGCCATCATTAGGTGCTTCAGGAAAACTAACCTTTGCTGTGTTGGTAGTTATGGCAGTAGCTTGACTTGTGGTTATTCCCACCTTAGCGTTATTGGTGGTTATGTCTGTTGCTTGTTGTGATGTTATACCTGTCTTAGCGGTATTTGCAACGATAGCATCAGACTGTTGAGTTGTTATACCTACTTTTGATGTGTTGGCGTTAATAGCACTAGCCTGTTGGTCAGTTATTCCTGTCTTAGAGGTGTTGGCTGCAACCGCACTATTTGATGCAACACGAGAATCCGTGTAGTATAAGTTAGTACCTTCGTTAACATCACTTGAAGTAAGCGTTACAGAACCAGTCTGACCGTTTACGGAAGCTACATCATTTACTTGTGCGCCAGCTTCTATCCCTGATAACTTAGAAGAGCTCGTAGAGTCAAAACTGACCTTTGAATTGTTAGTCGCCACATTAGACTCAATAGTGTCTAAATCTACAGCCTGTGTGACGGTTATATTAGCAACTTTCGCTGCGTCTGCCGAAGGATAAGTTTCCTTAGCTGTGTTTAGAGCAATAGCACTCGTATTCGTGCTTATATCGCCTGTATTAGTGCTTATATTGGATGTGTTCGTGCTTATATTAGCTGCGTTTGCATTTACACCAGTATCAACGTAGTCTTTTACTGCGCCAGAAGTAGGTATTGAACTGTCGTCATCATTGTTAGATATACCGTCAGCTTCATCTACAAACTTAGTGATTGTGATATCTTCTCCAGTGTCTTTGAGTGAGCCAAACTCAGTAGTGCCAGTAACCTTTATAGAGCCATCAGTATTGATAAACACACCTGTTTGATTACCATCGCCATCAGTAATCTCTACCTGACCTGTAATCTCAGCGTTATCAAGGGTTTTAAGTAATCCCTTGAAAGTGTCTTTTATCTTCTGATTATTTAGTGTAGCCAATTTTCTCTATTATTTTGTTCGGTTTAACTCTTCCTTCTAAATACTTCTTGAGCTTTATCACGTTGCCCTTCTTAGGCTTGTACTTACTTATAGATTCCATCCGTGAAATAAAGCGTCTTTGTCTGGGTAAATATCTTCATTGCTATTAGTGTAATACTCTGGGAACTTAGAGTCAGCGTTAAAACTCATATAGTCTATAAAACGCTGAGTATAATACTCCGCATAGTCACGCTCTCTGTTAATCAATAAATCAACCTCCTCTTTGCTGGCGATAGAACTATTCTCAGAGTTATGCTTATATACACCCCCATTAGCGATTGTGTACGCTGCAAACGGAAGGTACTCAGCCATAGCGTAGTGAATAAGCATAGGTTGAATGTAATCATTTATTAGAGCTAAGTAATCACCAGCTAAACTACCTGCGATAATATCCGCACTAATCTTGTCGTACAAGTCAGTACCCATATAATTTCTAACGTGAATCTCCTGAGCTATGTGTATGAACTGAATAAACTTATCAGTGTCCACCGAGCCATTTAAGGCGGTGTTCTTGACAAGGTCAGCTCTCTTTATAAATAGTGCAGTTGCCATATTATTCTTCTTCTTCTATTTTAGGTTCTTCGTCAACTTGGTCTTTCTTTACACCAGTTTCTTTTTCTATCTCACTTTCAGATATAGCGTTTGTTAGGTCAGTAAACTCAAGTGGCTGTAATGTCTTAAAGTATATATCTAGTTCGATACCATTGTACATAAGCAGCTTCTCAAGCTCATCTAATATAGTTACTTGCATTGGGCGAATAACAGTATTGTCCATAAGCACAGAAGCCGTCTGAAGCTCTTCTGCGTTGTTTCCAAGACCAGTGGAGTCTTTGATACCAACAAGCATAGGGGATACGATTCTGTGAGATACCATTACCTTACGCATAGATTCATCAGACAAGAATTGATACTGCTGGTGAGCGTCAGATAATTGTACAGGCTCTATTGTAGCTGCAAGCTCCTTAGAGTCGTTAAACGCCAATATAAAGCGACCTGCGTTAGAACTACCGCTAAACTTCTCAACGATACTTCTCTCAATCATCTCTCTTTGCTCATCTGGTGGAACACCGTTGTTGAAGTTAATAAGCATAGAAGGTGCGAGACCATTCTGAATGTTATTGATGTGATAGTTCGCTACTTCCTCTTCAAGCTCTGCATATTGTAATCCACCCTGATAATCTACTGGCGAATAGTATTTGTAACCAGCACGGTAGGGCTTGATGTAAAGAATCTCAAGTGGTGATTTAGATTGACCGAAAGCAGGAATCCTCTTTAGCTTATCTGATTGTCTGTACTCTCCCCAATTAGAGTGGTAAAAGTAAGCTTCTATTTCGCCTTTTGAGTTGCATTTCTCAGCTCTAAGCGTCTCTACAGGCATATGCTCAACCTGAGCAATTTTCTTCCTGTCTTTAGTGTAAATGACCTGTAAGGCAGCTTGACCCATCATTTTGTAATCGTAGCAAACTTTCTTCATACAGTCCTTAGAGAAGAGCTCTTTCATCTCGTCATACTGGCTTTGCTTTTCTTTTCCGTCAGTAGCATCAAGTCCTTTGCCGTAAATCATTTCTGCAATACCGTTGATTGCAGCGTTGTTTGTTGGCGAACCATTATACCTGTCAATCAGGAACTCGAAGTAGTTGTTGTCATCGCCATACGAAATCCAGTCTTGATTACTGTACTCCTTAATGTCAGGGCGTGAATATGACTCTAAGTTTACGATGTGTATCTTACCATCTTTTGCTTGAGGCATAGTTCTTCTATTTGTGTTTCTTTTAGACTTACTCATACTGTTATATATTCATTGTCGTAGCTTTGTTCAGCTATGTATTCATTTTTATGTACGTCAAACTTATCAAAGTCCGTTTGGTCTGTACAAAACAACATACCTTTGTACAACTCCCCTCCATTATCAATTAACTTAATTCCATAGTATTCGTTTTCCCTAAAGCTGAATTGACCTGATACTGTGGAGAATATATCTCCATAATTAAATTCAACTTGAGGTTCTGAATTCCAGTTTTGGTCAACATCATTAAACAACAAATCCGTTGTTTGCCATACATAAGAAGAGCTGTAATTTATCTCTCTCCTCGATGATTTATCGTAAATACGAACCGTCACGTCTCCATCGTTCTGTCTTCTGGGTACAAAGCGAATTGTTTGTGAGTCAGTAGATGTTGTTACAACGTGCATTATAGTATTACAAATTCGTTATCATAACTTGTCTCAGAAGTGTAATCACCCTCCTGAACAAAGAACTTCTCTCCATCAGTCTGGTCTGTACAAAAGATAAGACCTCTGTATATTATTTCACTACCGTCTTTTACCTCAAAAGAATAAGACCTATTCTCTATAAGAGAGAACGAGCCACTTAGTATCATAAAAGGGTCGGATGATGTCTTAGAAACAGATACAGTCGATGTAGTGAACTGTGTTTTATCTGTAAGCTCAAGAGTAACAGAACTCGCATCTTGTCGAGGTACTATCTTTAGTTGTTGAGCTGCAATAGATGTAGTTAATAAGTGCATATTAAAATAATAAAAACAGCACTTTTTGTTTTTGGCGTATAAAAAAAGGGGATGTAAAACACCCCCTATTAAATCTATAACCCTATTGAATTTATGAAGGGTCTCTTTGAGTAGATTCTGTAGCTGTAGCACTAGACATACCTGCAAATGGGTCGCTATCAGTACCACCATCAATAAATGAAGGCATACGGAGTTCGTTCGCAGTTAGTGTAAGTGTGTAGCCGTTTAAATCTCCCATAGCAGTACCAGTAACAGCAGTACCACCAGTAACATCAGCACCGTTATCTGCACCAACTAAAAGGAACTTGTCATCAAATGTCTGAACGACAACGTGAGGGCGACCATAAGCCATCAACTTCAATTCTTTGTTATCTTCTTTAGTTAGTTTAAATAGAGTGAGGTTCACGACTTGCTCGAAGAATGTTGTTCCGTTCTCAAGAGAAGACGTAATGTTAGTTTCGAGGGAAGAGTTACCTTTGACATCGTAAGAGTGGTAAGTGAAAGTTCCTGTCATATCCGTGATTTCGTCACTGCTACCAAAAGTTAGCGTTCCTAAATCTCCGAAGTCTGCAAAATGAATTTTCTTAATCCCACCTACGGCATCTTTACAAGGTCTTAATCTTCCTCCAGTTAAATCACAAGCCATATTATAAGTATTAAAAAGGGGGTGGGTTTAGCACCCCCATATTAGACGATTAATTATTAGGTGTAAAGAACGATGTCAGAACCGATACCATATTGGACACCAGCAGTGAATCGCATTACGATACGGACATTTTGACTTCCGTCAAGGTCTGCCATATCAATAACTTTAACTTCGTTGTGGTCAGATAATAGACCAGTACCGAAATACAAGTTAGATGTCTCAGCAGCTACAGCATCGTTATCAGCAAGACCGTTAGCAACAAACAAAGGAATACCTTGAAAGTTCATATCAGTTTTACCGACATTGTATAAGTCTCTGTAACCTAAAGCAGCTTGTGCAGATACATAAGCCTTAGCGATGTTTGAAGAAACGTAGATTTTCAAATCTTCTTTTCCATAAACAGCAGAAGGAATTGCATCAACGATTTTCCCAAGTTCAGCGATTACGTTAGCAGAAGTAACAGTAGTACCTGTAACATCTACAACAGTTCCGTCAGCAGCTAACAAAGTAGATAGACCGTCAAACTCACCAGCAGTAGCGTCAGTACCTTGCCAGATGTTTTGCTCAGTTTGCTCTGCAACTTTAGCAGCAACGTGACCGATTAGGAAATCAGCGAATTTAGGAGGCAAGTTGTCATAGGCAGAATAACCCATTTGAACAGCTTCCCAATCAGAACGGAAATCCTTCTTACAAAGCTCAAGGTTTACTTGAAACTCTTCAGGTTGGAGAATACGCTCTGTCAAAGTCAAAGAACCAGCGTCAGTAAAATCACAAGAAGCGTTCCCAATAAGACCGCTTGTAGCAACTTTCTTTACAACTTCTTTGTACTTTACATTAGGCTTTACAGTAATACCGCCTTGTGCGATTGTATTACCGCTTAATAGAGCAGCAGAGATGTACTTTCCAGCAAACTCTCCTGCGTATGTAGTAGTAATTGATGGAGTTGGCATAATTTATTTATTATTTAGTTTATTTTGGACATTACTCGGTCAAGTGTCGAAAGAGGGCGATTTTGACCGAACTTAAAGCCCTCGTTTTTAGATTGTTTTTCCTCTGGATTGTGTGCAATAGGCTCAACTGCTGGTTCAGCAGATAACTTTTCAACCTGTGCGCTCAATTCAGCTTTTTCTTGCTCGTAAGATTCTTTATCCTTACCCATTTCACCTTTCATTGACTCAATCATATCTTTGAGTTCAGCGATTTTAGAATCGAATTCAGACTTGGAAACATATTTATCATCTTCTAATTCCTCTTCTTCTTCTTCAACTTCTTCTTCTTCCTCAGCTTCTTTTTCAGCTTCGTCTTCTTCAGCAAGTTTTTCTTCAGTAGATTCGTCAGATAGTTCTGTAACCTCTTCGGTTACTTCGTCTTCAGACAATGCAACTTCTTCCTTGACTTCAACTTCAGGAGCAACCTCTTCAGCAGATACTTCTACGTTCTCTACTTCTTCTTTTACTTCTTCTGCGTTAATCATAGAAAGTTTCTGCATAATGTCTTTTAATATAAGAGTTGCTTTACCTTCCATAATAAAATTTTAACTTTAAAGTATATAATAATAACTAGTAATAATTCCTCTGTTAGATTTTGCCCACACCTTGAGCTCTTAATGTTCCGTCACAGCATTTCCTTGAATACGTCCTGCCGTTCTTACATAAGCACCCACGTTTTGAATTGCGTGGAGATGTAGTGCTTGGTGTTTCTTCTGTCTTTTTCATTTCTTATTGCTTTTAGGGTGCTTCTTAGGTAGTAAGTCGTAATCAGTTATATACTTGGCGTTTTGTGGTCTTCCGTTCTTTAGCAGGTAGATATAAGCATTAACTCTCGCTTGTGCCCACTGCTCGGCAGACTTTACCATTGGACTGTGTGAAGTTTGAAATGCACCTACTCCACGTTGATATACAGATTTCAGTTGACCTACAGTTGTTCCGTAACCGAGTTTAGATTTATACTTCTCATTAAAGTCACTTGCTTTCTTTTGCAGAGACTTTAGCACTCTGGCTGGAACAGATACTCCCCTTCCCTTCCCAGCAGCTCCCTTTGGATTGCTATCGCTACCTCGTCTTGGAGCAGGGTTTTTAGTATCGGAATTTGGAGCTTTCGGGCTTCTAATAATTCTTCCTTTGTCATCGTATTTAGCTAATTTATGTTCCTTGCAAGGCATATACCAAGTATCGCCATCTACATCGTGAGTGTGATATCCTTCACAACCTATGTCCTTTGCAATCTTTATTGCTTCTTCTTTTGTATCGTAGGCGAGTCTTCCGTCAATCTCTTTAGACGATAAGTCTAGCTTAGATTCCTGAGAGTTTATCTCGTCAAGTTTACCTTCTGCCCAACGAATACCTTCTTCTCCTCCCCAAGCATCCCAAAGAAGACCGCCACAACCTTTGTTGTACGGTTCATTCTTCTTTTTCTCAAATCTGTTGTAAGATGCCATCTCAGATATCAAACAACGAGACAGTGGCTTACCTTCAGCTAATAGTTTAGCAAATTGCCACGCTTGAGGTGTTCCGCATCTTGGTTTATTACTATCATAGTATGCAAGAGCTTGTTTAGCGTTCTTTCTGGCTGCACTAGGGTAATCCTTATACGACTTATCATACAATCCTAACTCAAGCTCCTCAGTCAGCTCGTGACA